ATTAGGGTTAGGTCAGTTAGACGACATTTGGAAGAAAGCACACACCAAAACAAACTCCAGGCAATCAAAACCCCTAGAAAGACAGCAATCAGGCATGATAGACCAGATGTCGAATGATGATATAGCATTAGTTGGCGGTATGCGCTCAGGTAACTCTAAAGGTGACGAAACCCGTAGAATGTACATTATCTACGACATGGCTAACATGGATGAGGACTTTACTAACGCTAAAGACCAGGAAATAGGCAGTATACAGGTGTTCACTGAGGATGCTACTAACAAGATACGAGGTATTGTAGATATTAAGATACCTGTCAATAAGAGAAAGCAGGGGCACGCTAGAAAAGTAATCGAATCACTAGTAAACTCAGAGTTCTCAAACAAGCCGTTTAAGATATACGATATCAAGAAATCAGCCTACCCGTTCTGGAAGAAGATGGGGGTTACTTTCGTTAATCACGACTTCGGAAAGGATATTGGGGACACTGTAGGTAAGATAAAAGGTAGATGGGGCACTGTAAATGCATATATAGGTTCCGAAGCGGATATCAAGAAGGCAATGGGTGATAAGCACCAGGACTACCTAAATTCCTTAACTGAATAAGCTAACTTCACATATACTATAATAAATGTTAAAATCAAAAAACACAACTAGGAAACTACTATGGCAATAGAACCCGCAATTGAAGCACCTTTAGCTCCGATGCCCTCTTCAGAGGACATGATGGACGTAATAGGCAGTCAGATAGATACACAAGAGGACGGTTCTGTTGTCATAGACTTCGACCCTCGGGAAGAAATAGCAGAAGATGAGGGGCACTCTGCGAACTTAGCAGAGGTTCTAGATGATGATTACCTGGAAGAAATTGCCGCTGAGTTAATTGATTTATACGAAGAAGATAGAGAATCCAGAAGCGAGTGGGAAGAAGTCTACACAAAAGGAATCAGCTTACTTGGTCTTAAGATTGAAGAAAGAGACGAGCCGTTCGCAGGCGCGTCGGGCGTTCATCATCCTATCCTCGCCGAAGCAGTAACCCAGTTCCAGTCACAAGCATTTAAAGAAATGTGTCCTGCAAACGGCCCTGTAGATACATCTATTGTTGGCGTCGAGACAGATGAGAAGGTCAAGCAGAGTAATCGCGTTAAAGATTTCATGAATTATAATGTCCTTCATGTTATGGAAGAGTTTGAGTCTGAGATGGACCAGATGCTATTCTATCTACCTCTTTCTGGTAGTGCATTTAAGAAGATTTACTATGACAATGCCATTGACCGCCCTGTTAGTACTTATATTACAGCCGACGACCTAGTTGTGCCGTATGAGACTACTGACTTACGTACAGCTAGTCGCGTAACTCATGTTATTCGTATGTCAGCAAACGACATTAGAAAGCAGCAGCAGGTAGGCTTCTACTCTGACACTGATGATATTGGCGAAGGCTCAGAACTGACTGAGTCAGGTGCTCGCACTATCTTAGACGAGGCATCAGGTCAACACAATAACACAGGCTCAAGTATTGCTGGTGATTACAACGATATACACACTCTATTAGAGATGCATATCGACTTAGATTTAGAAGGATTTGAAGATGAAGATGAAGACGGTAAAACAGGTATTGCTATACCTTACATTATTACCATTGATAAAGACACTGAAAGAGTACTCTCTATACGTAAAAATTGGAAAGAAGGTGATGACAGCAGAAAGAAAATAGCTTATTTCTGTCATTATAAGTTCCTACCGGGACTAGGTTTCTACGGTTTCGGTTTAATCCACATGATTGGTGGCGTTACTTACGCAGCAACTGCTATCTTGCGCCAGTTAATCGATGCAGGCACTCTATCTAATCTACCGGGTGGTTTTAAAGCCAGAGGTTTACGTATACAAGGTGAAGACGAGCCAATTGCACCTGGCGAGTGGCGCGATGTAGATACGACAGGAGCCTCTATTAGAGACTCTTTAATGCCGTTGCCATACAAAGAGCCGTCTAATACGTTATCAGCATTATTAGGTGTGTTGGTGGACACAGGCAGACGCTTTGCATCTATTACAGATACGCAAGTAGGTGATTCAAGACAAGACATGCCTGTAGGCACAACGGTAGCACTACTAGAGAAAGGCTCACAGATTATGTCTGCTGTACACAAACGCTTACACGGCGCGCAGAAGATGGAATTTAAGATGTTAGCGCGTATTATTCATGAGAATATGCCTGATGACTACCCATATGAAGTAGAGGGTGGTGAGAACATGATTAAGAAGACAGATTTTGACGAGCGTGTAGACGTGATTCCTGTATCAGACCCTAATATCTTCTCAATGGCTCAGCGCGTGATGATGGCTCAGCAACAGCTTAATTTAGCTCAAGCTTCTCCTGAAATTCACGATGTTAGAGAGGCTTACAAGCGCATGTATCACGCTTTAGGTGTTGATAATGTAGATAAATTACTACCCCCAGAGCCAGAGTTGGAGGCATTAGACCCTGTCACAGAGAATATGAACTCTATGACAGGTAGGCCTATGAAGGCATTTGAGGAGCAGAATCACGATGCTCACATCGAAGCACACATGCAAATGCTACAAAACCCTGCATATCAGCAGATTCAAGGCATGCAAGCGGTACTTACAGCCCATATTCAAGAGCATTACGCACTTAAATACAAGGTCGAAGCCGAGCAAATGCTTGGTCAGCCTATCCCACAAGGTGTGGAAGACCCAGAAATGGCATCGCAGATTGCACAGAAGGCGGCGCAGGTTACATCTCAAATCACGGGTAAAGACCAGCAGATGGCTCAGGCTATGCAGCAACCGCCTATAGACCCTGCAACTCAGGCTAAGATGGAGCAGGAAGCGGCTAAGCTAGAGCAGAAGAACAAGGTTGACGAAGAGCGTAGTGCGATTGAGTTAACTAGACTTAAGTCACAAGAGAAGATGCAGCGAGAGAGAATGGACTTAGAGTACCAGCAGCATCAAGAAACAATTGCAGCCTCTAGAGAGAATGCTCTATTAGACGCTGATGTTGCAGAGGGTCAGATGTATACCCAACTGTTAAACGAGCAGAAACGCTCAAAAACACAAAAGGAGGTAGCAAATGCCCGGAAAAAAGAAGGGCCCACCCCCAAGCAAGGGTCCAGTAAGTAACGGTATTCCATATGGAAACCGCAAATAAAATGCAGAAAAGGAGAAAAGTATGCACGATGCAAGCACGTTCGCGGAGGAGCTTCTAAAGCGCTTGCGTAACGATAAACAAGCTATTGAAACAGCTTGTGCTGTTGGTAATGTCCCAGATTGGGATTCATACCAACATTTAAAAGGTACCTACAAGGGCTTAGCTCTGGTGGAGAGTAACATTTTAGAGCTACTGGGCAATATGACCAAAGCAGATACATAATGCGTTCAAGCTGCGTTTCAGCTTGCTAAAGGAGAAAAGATGTTAGAGAAAAACGAAATAGACCCTCGGGAATTAACCCCCGAGGACTTAGAAGGTATCCCTACACCTACCGGGTATAGGTTATTAATGATTCCATACTCACCCCCAAAGACTACCAAGAGCGGTATTATCGTGTCCGACGCGATGCATAAAGCTGAGACAGTAGCTTCTACGGTTGGGTATGTAGTTAAGATGGGGCCTGATTGTTATAAAGACAAGAGCAGGTACCCCGATGGGCCATGGTGTACAGAAGGGAGCTTTGTTCTCTTCGGACGCTATGCAGGTGCTCGTATCCAGAGAGACAATCTGGAAATGAGGATTTTAAATGATGACGAGATTCTGGCGTTGATTGACGACCCAGAAAAGTATCTCGCTTACTAGGAGAAGTAAAATGGATGTAGAAAATGCTAAAGAAGTTGACTACGAGTTAGAAGAGGTACAGGAGACTACTCTAGAGGTAGTAGAGGACACAGGAGAGGAAGAACTAGAAGAATATTCTGATGGGGTTCAAAAGAGAATTAAAAAACTCACTTATAAGTATAGAGAGGCTGAGAGAAAAGAAAAAGCTGCATTAGATTTCGCCCGTGGTGTGAACAACGAGCTTAAGAACGTGAAGAAAAGACTTAATCAATCAGATAAAACTCTTATGGGTGAGTATGAAGGTAGATTAGATGGTCAGTTAGAGAAAGCCCGTTCTGATTATAAAACTGCTTTTGACACAGGCGACTCTACTAAGGCAACAGAAGCTAATGAAAAATTAGCAAAGCTAGCAACTGAAAGAGATACTGTAGAGAGAGCTAGACGCCGTAAAGAGGCTGAATGGGAGGCCTCAGATAAGGAGCTAGAGGCACCTAATGAGTTTGACCAGCAGATACAGCAACAGTTCCAGCAGACAGCTCCTACCGACGATAGAGCAGTAGAGTGGGCTAAGGAAAATGAGTGGTTTGGAAAGGATGAGGCTATGACAGCATCGGCTTTTGCTTTCCATAATAAACTGGTTACGGAAGAGGGGGTTGACCCAACTACCGATGAGTACTATAATGAAGTTAATGAACGAATGCGTGAGGCGTTCCCGCACAAGTTCAAAGCAAACAACCGAACGACTCAGACGGTTGCAGGCAGCTCTCGCAAGGGTGCCAAGAAATCTGGACGCAAAGTAAGGTTATCCGCAAGTGAAGTAGATATTGCTAAACGCTTAGGTGTACCTCTAGAAGAATACGCAAAGTATAAGGGAGCTAATTAATATGGCAACTAATAATGTGACGCTAAACACAGACAAGCGTTCGTCACGCGCTGCAAGTAACCGCGATACTACAGTTCGCGCTAAGTCATGGACACCACCATCACTGTTAGAAGCTCCAGAAGCTCCTCAGGGTTGGAAGTACCGATGGATTCGAGCAGAAATGCTTGGTCAGGAGGACAAGGTTAATATGAGCAAACGACTCCGTGAGGGGTACGAGCTTGTAAAAGCTGAGGACCATCCTGAGTTTCAAGCGCCTACCATCTCTGATGGGACAGCATTGAATGGTTGCATAGGAACAGGTGGACTAGTTCTAGCGAAATTCCCGATGGAGTTCGTAGAACAGCGGAATGCTTACTACAGAAGCCGCGCTGACGACCAACTGGCTTCAGTAGATAATGATTTGATGAAAGAGAGTAATCCGTCGATGCCACTTAGTTCTCCGGAACGAAAGAGTACGACTACCTTCGGAAGTCAAACATAAAATACTTTTGTTTAATTTAATAGAGAGGGCTTAGCAATGGCTAATTCAGATAATCCTAACGGATTTACGCCTGTAAGACACATGAGCGGTGGGACTATTCGTGCAAACGAATACCTTATCGAATCAGGTGAAACTACGGCAATTTTCTCTGGCGATTTAGTAACACTAGAAGCAGACGGCTACATTGAGCAGGCGGACGCAACTGATGTGAATATTGTTGGAGTTTTCGGCGGTGTCGAATATACTGCTACAGATGGTTCTGTAGTATTTAAGAACAATTGGGTAGCTTCTACAACTACACTTGGTTCAAATGATGTGAAAGCATTTGTATATGATGACCCAAGTATTGTATACAGTGCACAACACGATGGTACTATGACTACAGCAATGAATGGCTCTGCCTTTGATGTTGTAGTTGCAGCAGGTAGCGCGACTAATGGTCGTTCTTCTATGGAAGTTGATACTTCATCAGCTAGTGCAACAAGCGGGCAACTTAAACAAGTTGGGCTAATTAATAAGACAGGAAACGCAACTGGTGCTAACGCAGAAGTTGAAGTCATTATTAATGAGCACCTTCTTAAGCAAGTTGTTGCTATTTAAGGAGGCATAGAAGACTATGGCAATTAATAGAGCACAACTCGTAAAAGAGTTAGAACCGGGACTTAACGCCTTATTTGGCTTAGAGTACTCTAAATATCAAGACGAATGGAAAGGTATCTTTGATACTGAATCTTCAGACCGCGCGTTTGAAGAGGAAGTGATGTTATCTGGCTTCGGTAATGCAGCAACTAAAGCAGAAGGCGCAGGCTTTGCTTACGATACTGCACAAGAAGTTTACACATCTCGTTATAACCATGAAACAATCGCTTTAGGCTTTGCTCTTACTGAGGAAGCAATGGAAGATAATTTGTACGACAAGTTATCATCTCGTTATACTAAAGCACTAGCTCGTTCTATGAGCCACACTAAAAATGTTAAGGGTGCTGATGTATTAAATAATGCATTTAACTCTTCATACGCAGGTGGTGATGGTACTGAGCTGATTGGTACTCACACACTGTTGAACGGTAGCACTATTGCTAACGAGCCTTCAGTGGCTGCTGACTTAAACGAAACTTCATTAGAAGCTGCGCTAATTGATATTAGCAAGTTTACTGATGAGCGTGGTTTAAAGATTGCGGTTAAAGGTCAATCACTATGTGTACCTTCAGACTTAATATTCGTCGCAGAACGTGTATTAGGTTCTTCTGGTCGCGTAGCAACAGCGGATAATGACTTGAATGCAATTAAATCAACTGGTGTATTACCAGGTGGTGCGACTGTCAATCATTACTTAACCGATACTGACGCTTGGTTTATCCGTACTGATGCTCCTAACGGCTTGAAGCATTTCAACCGTGTTGGTATGAAGACTGGGATGGAGGGAGATTTTGAAACGGGCAATGTTCGTTACAAGGCTCGCGAGCGTTATTCATTCGGTTGGTCAGACTTCCGAGCGGTATATGGTTCGCCTGGTGCTTAGGGGAAACCCGCAGTACTAAAGGCTTTAGCTTTTAAAGGCTCCTTCGGGGGCCTTTTTTATTGCCTATTGTTTAATACAATAATTAAGTTATAATAACTATGTGCAATAAGCACACTATATATTCTATAACGGTCGTTATAGAAGTTGACTGATAACACAGGAGAAATACAATGAGTGCAACACACTTTAGTGGACCAGTAGCAGTAGGCTCTGGCAAAATGGAATCTGTTGGCGCGACTAAGACAGTTAGTTCAGCGGACAACGGTAAGGTTTTAGTATTAAATGGTGGTACTGGCGGAGCAATTACGTTGCCAGCAGTAGCCACAGCCCTTAGTGGTTTACAATTCAAGATTGTAGTAGGTGCAGCCTTTTCTACAGACTACGTTATTACGGCAACTACGGCAGTAATTAGTGGCCCTATCGCAGAAGCAGGTGTTATTCAAACCTGTGCTGGAGCAACCACACTTACGTTAGAAGACGGAACAGAAGCAATTGGTGACCATATCGATTTCTTATGTGATGGAACAAACTGGTTAATTAATGGGAACTTCCAAACGGCGGCATCTATTACGGTAGCTTAACAGCAATCGAACTTAAAGGGCTTCTTCGGGAGTCCTTTTTTATTACCTGTAATTAAGTTATAATAACACTATCTTTCAATGAGCGGGCGAAGCCCCTCTTCTCATAGGAGTCAATATGGCAGATTCAGTAACAAGTCAGACTATCATGGACGGTTCTAAGACCGTTGTTATGAAATTTACAAATGTATCAGATGGTACAGGCGAAACAGCGGTAGTAAAGGCAGATGCCTCAGCACTACTAAACGCACCTTCAAAACTTAAAGTTATGCGCGTATGGGCAATGACTAACGGCATGGCTGTTAGTGTGTTGTTCGATGCTACTGCAGATGTATTGGCAGTAGTAGCGCCTGCAGATGAGGCCACACACTTAGACTTTAGGTCTTTCGGGGGGGTCAATAACAATGCAGGCTCGGGTGTAACAGGAGATATCTCATTTACCACCGTAGGTGCTAGTGCTGGCGATACATATAGTATTATCTTAGAGTTATCTAAGTCATAGGAGCAGCTAAGTGGCCACTTCAGGAACTACAGCATTTAACCTAGATGTCTCAGATATTTGTGAGGAGGCGTATGAAAGGTGCGGATTAGAACTCCGTAGTGGTTATGACGCTAAAACTGCGCGTCGTAGTATGAATATCATGCTTCAGGAGTGGGGCAACAGAGGTATACACCTATGGAAGGTAAATAAGACTTCCCAGGCGTTGGTTAAAGGTACTGCCTCATATACTTTAGATGGTAAAGTCATAGACTTGCTAGATGTAAACAGTAAGCGCTCTACTGCAGAGTTATCTATGGCGCGTATCTCAAGAGCGGACTACCATGCCCGCCCTAATAAGACAACACAAGCTAGACCATCTCAATACTATCTGGAGAGAACAAGCACTCCTACTTTGTATGTATGGCCTGCCCCAGAGAACGCTACAGATACCATCGAGTATTACGCGATGGAGAAGATAGAGGATGTAGGCACTAGTCTTAAGACAGTAGATGTACCAACTAGATTCTTACCTGCGTTGGTTGCGGGTCTTGCTTATTACATAAGTATGAAGAAAATGCCTGATAGAATTACACTGCTTAAATCAGTATACGAAGAGGAGCTGACGCGTGCGTTGGATGAGGACAGAGAACGCTCTAGTAGCTTTTTTGTACCTGCTAGGAGACGCTTATAATGGCTAAGTATGCCTCAGGTAAATATGCTAGGAGTATGTGTGACCGCTGTGGTGTAGAGGTAAAATACACTACTTTATTACTAGAATGGACAGGTTTTAAAGTGTGCTCTGAATGTTTCGACGAGAAGTCCCCTTTGGAGTTTCCAGGGAGAACACCTAACGACGCTGAAGCATTAATGCAACCTAGGCCTGATGTAGATGTAGAGGCAAACCAAGGCAATATTGCAGCGACAGACATATCGACAGGGGACACTCCTATTGGTACAATGTTCAGAGGGTTTGAACCCACAGGCTCAGTAAACTCAGTTACGGTGACTATATCATGACATATGCACAATTAGTACAATCTATTAAAGACTGGACAGCTAACTCTGAGACCACCTTCACAGGCGAGATTGATTTTATTATTGAGCTTGCTGAGGTACGTATACTAAGAGACACGGACTTAAATGCAGCCAGAAAAGATGCTACAGCAACCTTGAGTAAGGGAGACGAGTTCTTGTCTATGCCCTCAGGTGCTGCTGTATTACGCTCTTTACAGGCAGTATCTTCTACCGGCGCTCGTACTTACCTCTTACAGAAAGACAAGAGTTTTATGGATGATTATATTTCTGACCGTAGTGTGGAGGGCTCACCTAGATATTATGCACATTGGGATAACGATACTATTTACATAGTACCATCTCCTTCTGCTGATACTACAGTAGAGATGAGTTATACTTATAGACCTAGTGGACTGTCTTCATCTACAACTACTACATGGATTAGCATCAACGCACCTGATGCTCTACTGTATGCGTGTTTGGTAGAGGCATCTTTATTTATGAAAGAAGCACCAGACCTCACACAGAGCTACACTGTTAAATACCAGGAAGCACTACAGAGAGTAATAATAGAAGAAAATTTAAGAAACCGTACCGATGAGTACCGTACACGCTCACTTACATTAGGGGAAGCATAATGGCAATTACACAAGCGCTCTGCAGTTCGTTTAAGAAAGAAATACTTGAGGCACTACATGATTTCAATGCCTCTGGAGGTAATACCTTTAAGATGGCGTTGTACACTTCTTCTGCTAGTCTAAGTGCTACTACTACAGCATACACTACGACTGGCGAAGTAACAGGCACTGGATATACAGCCGGAGGCAACACATTGACCAATATAGACCCTGCCTTATCAGGCACCACGGGTTTTATTGATTTTAGCGATATTTCTTGGACTTCCGCTACCTTTACGGCTAGGGGTGCTTTGATATACAATAGCACTAGTAGTAATAAGGCAGTTATGGTCTTAGATTTTGGAGTGGATAAGGATGTATCTAACGGTACCTTCTCAATCTCATTCCCAACACCAAGCAGTACAACTGCAATTATCAGGGTAGCATAAGCACAGGAGAACAAAAATGGCATCCATTACTTTTTACAACACAGCCACTAAAGATATTTTAGACGGTACAATCGACTTAGATACAGACACTATCAAGGTCTCACTACACTCGAGTACATACACTCCATCAGTAGCGCATGATTTTTATGATGATATAACTAATGAAATGGCGAGCGGCGGTGGTTACACCACTGGCGGCGAAACACTGGCTTCTACGGCAGTAACTACAGTTACTACTAATGATGCTATGTATGACGCAGCAAATGTAACATGGGCTTCTAATGCATCGGGATTTAGTACGGCACGCTACGCCGTGATTTATAAATCTACAGGTACTGATTCTACTTCACCTTTACTGGGATACATTGACTTTGTCTCTAATCAAGACAATGTAAATAACGACCTAACAATCAAGTGGAACACAAGCGGGATTCTTCAGCTAACTACTTAATAAGATAAGAGGATGAACAATGGCAATTTCAAGAAAGTCACCCAATGTAGTCAATGACACTACGCCTCAACTAGGTGGAGATTTAGATGTTAATGGAAACTCAATAGTATCAGCATCTAACGGTGATATAGCAATCACACCAAACGGTACTGGTGATGTAGTTCTAGATGGTCTTAAGTATCCACAAGATGATGGTACTGCTGGGTATGTGTTAAAGACTAATGGTTCTGCTCAATTATCTTGGGTAGCACAAACCACCGATACAGATACTACATATTCAACAGCAACCACTTCTACTGAAGGCTTAGTAAAGATAGAAGATGGAACTGCTCAAAGTACAGCAGCAAATGCAGTAACTACTACAGCGAGCAGAACTTATGGTGTTCAGTTAAACGGCACTGGTCAAGCAGTAGTAAACGTACCTTGGACTGATACTGATACAAATACAGATACTAAATGGGATGGTGGTACTACAGGATTAACAGCAGCAACAGGTAGAACATCTTTAGGATTAGTTATTGGTACTGATGTTCAAGCATATGATGCTACTATTGTAGTTGATGCAGACATTGGCACGTCAGTACAAGGTTATGATGCTGATACAACTAAGAATGACGTTGCTAATACATTCACAACAACACAAACCCTTAAAGGTATTACTGAAACAGAGGCAACCTCTTCTGCTTCAACTTACACAATAGACTTAGCACTTGGTACTTTATTTGAAGTAACACACGCTTCCCTATGTACGGTTACTATGCCTACCGCAGCAGCAGGTAAAGCATTTACAGTTATAGCAACTGTTCCAGCAGCTTGGTCAGGGACTATTCTATGGTCAGGTGGCGCTGCTCCTTCAACTGGTAGTGCTAAGACAATCTACTCATTCGTTTCTAACGGTAGTAGTTGGTACGGTATGCAAGCTGGCACAGGGTTCGCCTAATGGCTTTCGCTTCAGACAAGGTTAGACAAGGTGCAGCTGGTGTCAGCACTGGCTATGATATTGATAACTCATTAAGATTTAATGACAATGATTCGGCTTATTTAAGTTGGACAGCAGGAACTGCAACTAATAGAAAGATTTGGACATATAGTGCTTGGGTTAAAGGTGTTTCGGATGCTACAAATACTTGCTTACTCTACGCAGGAGATTCAACTAATTTTACAATAATAGATTTTACAGATACACAAGATGGACATTTTAGATTAGCCACTAGGACATCTGGAGATTGGGATAGTTATAAGGCTGCTGGTCCTACTTGGCGTAGTCAAGCATTT